ACTACAATTTAATGGAAAACGTTCGCACATCAAACCTGGTATCTTCACAGTTACCAGATTTCGTAAGAAGTGACTATCCAAAATTTGTCACATTCTTAGAGAAATACTATGAATGGCTGGAAACTACAGATAGCGTTTCCTATGAAATTGATGCATTACGCAACGCAAATGATATTGACAATGCGGATGACTATTACATTGAGCAATTAAAGAAAGACTTAACTCCTTATTTTCCACAAGATGTTGTTGCCGACAAGAGACTTTTCTTAAAGTTAGTCACACAGTTCTATAGATCCAGTGGAACACAAGAATCTGTCAAGTTTCTTTTCAGAGCATTATACAATGAAAATATTGATATCTACTATCCAAAAGAAGACATTCTAAAAGCATCGGATGGTAAGTGGGTATTGCCTCTAGCACTTAGAATTGATACCAATGACAATAACATTTTCAACATTGCAAAAACACTAATCACTGGTCAAACATCAAAGGCCACCGCTCTTGTTGAGAAAGTAATCCAATCAGTTGACCGCCAGCTTGGTATTACATACACAGAAATTTATGTATCAAATGTACAAAGATTGTTTACGACAGGCGAACAAGTATCAGCAACATACATTGATGAAGATACTGGACTAAATGTTACTGTTACGGGTCGTTTGATTGGTGCTCTATCTGAAATAAAAATTAATCCATTAAATAGAGGTCTTTTTTATAATGCATATGATACTGAAACTGGATATGATGGTGATCCAGTTAGTATTGTTGGTGGCTTGAACCCTGTAGCAAATACTCCAGTTGGTGCTGTTGCATATGTTGGCGCAGTAACAAAAGGCGGTATTACGGATATTATTGTAGAGAGAGGTGGATTTGGATTTAGAGATCCGGCAATTAACGCAAACACTTCAATCATTGATTTCAAAGGTGGATTTGATGATGTGACTTTTGGCACAGAAGCTAAAGCGTCTATCAATTTATTGGATACTACAGTATCAAGACTAATCAATGTATCTAACATGTCTGTTGCAACACTCAATGGACTACACGCAAATATTTCTACCATAGAATCAAATACAATTAATAGTGTATCAACATTTTCTCCATTTTCCGTATTTCCAATTTCTTTTGTTATGGTTGATGGTTCAGGTGGTGGATATCGCCAAAAGCCATCCGTAGAAACTTATAGTTTTTATAATGAAGAATATGATGATATCTTAGTGTGTACAGCACGTACCATCGTAAAAGGAACTTCATTAATAAATGATACAACACAAGACTTAACAGTTTCTTTTGAGCCTGGTGATTATGTTAGATTGTTTATCAATAACAAATTTGAAGCAGTTCGTGAAGTTGCTTATGTTGATACCAACAATTTATATTTTAATGAATCATTTAAGAATGACATAACGAATGTATCAGTCTACAAAATTTTAAGAAATGATTTGTACAGAATCGGTTCACTTGGAAGAATAACTGTCAACAGTGGTGGTACTGGATATGCTAATGGCGACATTTTAATTTTTACTGGTGGTTCAGGATATGGCGCAAATGCATATGTAAATGTTTCATCTGGAGTAATTACTTCGGTAACAATGAACAATCATTCATCAAATGCATATGTTATTGGCGGAGAAGGATATACAAGAGATTCATTGCCAAGTATTACTGTGCAATCAGCATCAGGTACAAGTGCCAACTTAACTGTTGCACAAATAACTGGTGACGGTGAACAATACGGATTGACAACATCAAGAATTGGCGCAATTTCTTCATTGAGAGTTATAAGTTATGGATATGATTATGTTGAAGCTCCAACGGTCTCTTTAAGAAATGCAGACTTAGTATTAGCGAATGTTACAGCTGGTCAACTATTCGTTTCAAATACATCTGTGTATCAAGGTGTGTCAAACACAACTTCAACATTTAGTGCAAGAGTTGATTCGTATGATCCAGACACCGCCGCTTTGAGAATTTTTAATTATCGTGGTGTTTTTGATGCCACTAAAACTATTAAGTCTGATGATGGAGTAGTTTCTGGAAATGTTGTATCTTACATTTTCTATGGTGATGGTAACGCTAAAGCTACAGCTAACTTTGAGAATGGACTGATTCGTTATCCCGGAATTTATCTGAATACTGATGGACAAATTAGTGCTGATAAGAAATTACAAGATGGTGAGAAATATCACAACTTCTCATACATCATCAAGTCACAAACAGACTACGCAAGATTTAAGAAGCCATTGAATGACATTGTTCATCCAGTCGGCACAAAAACATTCATTACCAAGATTGACGATAACGAAGAAATGTTGACTCAGGTTAACACTTCATCTTTTATAACAATCACATCTCTTGCGGACACTTATAACATTGCCAATGGTTCTAATAAAATTATCACCACAAATACGAGCGCAAATCTTCAAGCTACAGTCAATGTTGGTGATGTGATTACACTTGCAAATGTCCATAGAAGATTGCAAAATACAGTCAATGTGGTTTCTGGTTCAAATATCTTGTTTGGCGCAGCCAATAGCGTCAATTTCATAAACGATTTGCAAGATGGAGATACCATCTACTTGTCAACCGGCAATACAGTATCAATTAAAGAAGTTACAAATTCTTCTTTTGCTATACTGGATACTATAATTAATGTAACATCAACTTCAGCGACTGTTAATTTGGTTTATACGGCTACAGTTAGAGCGAATTCTAGAAATGCAAATACTATTTTTGCAAGTAGCATATTTACATCAAACGGCAGCAATTTGAGCGCAACCATTCAAAAAGTTAGATAAATAAAAACATGTCAGCACTCTTAACTAAAAACTTCAAAATATTGATGGCACAGCAAGTTTATAACTTGTTGGACTTGGGCTCCAACTCATACTTGCCAGCTGAAAGAAAGTCATATTTGTATGCGTTTTTTGGTAGACACTTGCCATGGAATGCTGGAACAGAAGTTGCTGGCACTCCATCAGAATCGGATAATGATATAAATGATTACTATAAACGCGGTGTCTTAGCTAAACAACTATCGTTTGAAAATGCATCTCTTGTTGTTCCAAGAAATAATTGGACTTCAAATACAATATACAATACGTATGAAGCAAATACAAATTTCTATGTGTTAAACACAAAAGACCAGGTCTTTAAGTGTCTTTCAAATGTATCAACAGGAACAGCATCCACTGTAGAACCGGAGTTGACACTTTCCACAACATCTTTGGAAGAACCATATGTGGAAACTGCCGATGATTACAAGTGGAAATATATGTACACACTAACATCTTTACAAAAACAAAAGTTTTTGACTGATGATTGGATGCCAGTTTCTACCAATAAATTTGTCCGAGGTGCCGCTGAAGCAGGTTCAATTGATATCGTTACAGTCACAAATTCTGGTAATAATTATACAGATGGCACTGTACAGAGTATTATTACGATTGACGGCGACGGAACTGGTGCAGTATTGAAAGCGAACGTTTCTGGTGGACAAGTAAAAAATATAATCATACAGAATCGCGGTAATTATTACACTTATGCAAACTTAACTTTTACTGATGTTACTGGCGGAGTTGGCTCACTTGCATCCGCAACAGTCTCAATTGCTCCACACGATGGTCATGGATATGATCCAACTTATGAATTAGGTGGATCCACTATTATGTTTAACGTAGAGTTTGCACAAGATGAAAGCGGTGTATTACCGGTTGACAATGATTTTCGTGAGGTTGTATTGTTAAGAAATCCATATAGATATGATACAACAATATTAGCCACAGCACAAACATATTCTTTATACACTCTTGTTAAAGTTTCACCTGGTGTTGGCGACTTCAACAATGATGAAGTTGTATATCAGGGAACAACATACGCCGACGCAACGTTTACGGCTGATGTTATTTCTTTTAGTGAAACGCCCAACTTATTATACCTAAACAATGTTCGTGGAACATTACAAACAAATCAAGCGATTAGAGGCTTACAAACAGGCGCTATTCGTATTGTAAATACAGTTACAAATCCTACTCTTGATTTGTACTCTGGAAAGATATTATACATATCAGATAAATTGCCAATTACAAGAGACCCTGCCCAAACCGAACGAATTCGTTTCATATTGAGTTTCTAAACGAGGAATAAATGACTGCTACTTTTAACTACGATCCATACTATGACGATTTTGATGAAGATAAAAACTTCATGCGTGTCTTGTTTCGTCCAGGTTATTCGGTTCAAGCCCGTGAATTAACGCAATTACAAACCATACTAGCCAATCAAATTGAGAAATTTGGTAACCACATTTTTAAGAGTGGTAGTCCAATTGTTGGTGGTAAAGTTTCTTTAGATAACAAAGCTAATTATGTGGTGCTGGCTGCTCAATATAATAACTTAGATGTTGATGCTACACAATTTCTAAACAAGACTGTCGTTTCATATAACTCAACCAAAATAATTAGAGCAAAAGTTATTGCAATTGACACATCAACTGCAAATCCAATTTTAATTTTGAAATATCTAAGCGGCGAAAGATTTGCGGAGTCGGATGAAATTCGTGTTTATGGGCAAGAAATTTATGCACAATTGAGATCCACTGCGGCTGTTGGTGGTTCTTTCATAGCTAAACTTCAAGAAGGTATTTACTACTTCAAAGGACAATTTGTAAAAGTAGTTCCTCAATACCTCGTTCTTGAAATTTTCTATCGTGTAGGATATAACACAACCACAATCAATTTAAATCCATCATACAAAATTGGTATTGAATTTACTGAAACTATTGTTGATGAAATTGATGATACATCACTATTGGATCCAGCACAGGGTGCCTTTAACTACCAAGCACCAGGAGCCGAGCGTTTTGCAATTCAAACTTCTCTATCAAAGAGAACATTAGATTCTGCTGATATTTCAACATTCTTTGAAATTGTTCGTCTTGTTAATGGTGTAAAAACAAAAGAGATTGATTATCCAATCTATAGTGAAATTGAAAAAACATTAGCCCGCCGTACACATGATGAATCTGGAAACTATACGGTGGATCCATTTGTCATTTCTCTTGAAGAAGGCGATAGTGCTAATGGTAAATTCAACGTTATTTTAGATCCGGGCAAAGCCTACGTGAGTGGTTATGAATTTGAAACTATTGCTCCAACAATTATTGAAGTTGACAGAGCAAGAGAAGTTTCAAATGTTTCAAGTTTTGATTTACCAACAAACTATGAAAGTAGTTTAGTTCTTGCAAATGTTCGTGGTACGCTTGATATTACAACATTCCCATCTTTGGACATTCATTCTGTTCCACATACAAACATTAGTCTATCAACAGGTCCAGCGTACAATTCTACCAAAATTGGTACAATTTATGCAAATATGATTCGCTACAATGATGCATCCAATACGGAGATTGGTACCACGCATACATTTACTGTAAACACATTTGGCGCTAATACTGTTCCAATTACAGGAACATTAGCCGCAACTGGATCATCTGCTACTACAATTGCAATTCCTGCCGCATTCAATAATGCTTTGCCATTGAATGCTTATGCAAACATGTATTTTCAAATTACAAATGGAACTGGTGCCACATTATCTCCAATTTTAATTACAAGTTCAAATGCGGCTACATTTAATTTAGCATCATCATTGACTTTTGTTCCAGGATCAAATACATTCACAATTCAATCTGAGATTAAAAATACTGAGTCACTTGTTGCTAATGGTGGTTTGTTTATAGCATTTGCGGGTAATATTGACACAGACTCAAAAAATCCAACTACAGGATTTGTTTCTATTAGTGAACCAGTTAGAACCAGTTTAGTTTTTGAAACGCCATATGAAGCAATCAAAGCTAATACAATTAGCAATATGGATTTTCAGGTAAGAAAGAAATATACAGGAACAACATCTGGTGGTAAATTTACCGTGACTGCTTCAGGCACAGATACTTTCCCATTTTTACCCGCATCAGGAACAGTTTCAGATTCATTGATTCTGAATAATATAATTTGTTTTGTCCGGTCAGATAGTGCAAGTAATACTCAATATGGTATTGCTCCTAATACAGCAATTAGCTTATCAAATAATAACTTTACAATTACCACAGTTTCAACATCATCATTTGAAGTTGATTTGAAAACTTTAACTGATGTTATCAAAGTTGATTTGCTTGTAACTACAAAAATCAATAATGCTGAGGTTGGAGCAACTGGTGTTACTAAGCGTAAACAATTAGTACCAATTACTGGTGGAACAGATTTACATTCTCTGATTCCATATGAAATGGATACTGGCGGAACTGAAGGAACTACTGTTCTTTATTCCGCAAATACAACCGGAGAAGTAACATATTTTTCGGGTGGTGCAGTATTCAAGAGTATCGGCGCAACCAACTTTGATAACGGCACAGTATTAACAGATTTAAGAACGCCAGGCAAAGCGGTTAGTTTGCAAGTCCCGGATGTGTATGAACTCATTGGTATCTATGATTCTAGAAATACTGGAGCAAATGTCACATCGGCTATGTTGACAACCGTATCTAATGATATTACATCTCACTATGAATTTGACAATGGTCAACGCAAGACACATTACGACCATGCAACGATTACATTAAAACGTGGATATTCTGCACCTGTTGGAAAAGTATTTGTGCAGTATAGATATTTTAAAAACTTGTCTGTATTTGCAGGATTATTTGATGTGGATTCATATGCACAAGGCTCAAATATTTCTTACTCAGATATTTCCAAGTTTGATAATAAAGAAGATAAAAAACTTATTCCTCTAAGAGGCGCATTTGACTTTAGGCCATATAAAGATGTGGGCGGAACATCGTTGTCTGGAGCATTGAATCCAGAACCTCTAGAAAATATTACAATGAATTATGATTATTTCTTGCCAAGAATTGACCAAGTTGTAGTTAAATCTTCTAGAGAAATTGGAGTATTAAGAGGTCAATCTGCGGTTGTTCCAGTACCGCCTCCAGTAGATACAAAAGATATGTTGATTTATACTCTGTATATTCCAGCATATACTGAGAGTGTAAAAGATATCCGTGCAGATTTTAAAAATCACCGTAGATATACGATGAGCGACATTCAAGCGTTTGAGGATAGAATTCGTGGACTTGAGTATTATGTTGCATTAACAACATTAGAGAAAGATGCAGCCTCAACAAAGATTCTGGATAACAATGGACTTGAGCGTTCAAAGTATGGTATTCTTGTTGATAACTTTACATCAAAAGATTCGCAAGCTACTTTTTCAGATGTGGATTTAGATAATAGAAACTTGATTGATGCAGGAAGATTGTATCCAGCTTCTCTAATGAGAACTGTTGAACTGGAGCTTAATACTTCATTGAGCGCCGGCGCAACAAAAGTTGTTGGTGCTGGTACCAAAAAAGCATTGATGCTTTCATATACTACTTCTGAATTTGCAAAACAACCTTATGCAACAAAATCAATGGCAGTTGCCGATGCAACTTTTGCCAACTTCAAAGGTAAAACAAAATTATTCCCAGAATTTACTGGAGATGTTGATACCGATTCTACAGCAAGAGTTACATTAAATTCTGTTCAAGGTATTGATAATGCCTTCAATTTTATCAATAGTACACTTAAGTATGTTGCTGATAATAATAAACAATGGGCCGATGATAAAGATAGTCCTTTCGCACAAATTGCCGATAATAAATGGTATAAAACTTTAAAAGAAACTGATTATACTAAACAATCAACCGTGCATTTGGGCGGTCGCACTTTTGGTGTCGTTGCGGCCGTTAATGACAACACATATTTGACCAAGGGCGCGGAACTAAATCAGAAACAAATTACTACTTCAACTTCACAGGTAGATGTAGGAACTTTTGTTACAGACTTAGCTATTCAACCATACATGAAGTCAAAGCAAATTCTTTTTGCTACCGATGGAATGAGGCCTTCAACAGTCATGTATTCTTTCTTTGATAATACTGATGTTAACAAATACATTGTAGTACCAAACAAAGTTACATTGAGTGCTAATACAACTTTGATTTCTGGAGAATCTGTTCTTATAGCAAATACTGTTGGTGATTTGGCTGCTAACTTGGCAAGTTTATTGGCTGGCGGTACATCTTATTCTGCGGCGTTTGTTGTAGTAAGTGAGCCTGGTTCAGCTAATGTTTCTATTATTAACGAAACTGGTAAACCACTTTCTAGTAAATATGTCTACGCTTTAGATAGTGGAAATACATACACAATTTCTTCCGTAACTGACCATCGTTCTGGTGTAACAAGAGGAATTACTGCTACAACAATTACTCTTGCGTCCGATGCGCCATCATATAACATAGTTGGAAATACAATTACACTTATTCACTCAACATCTTCATTTGAAGGAGTTGGTGCACAATTTGCAGTAACCGCATATGATACTAGCACAAAAGTTGCTACAGTAAGTGGAGCAACTACGTATGTTGGTGGAACATATGTTTATAGTTTTGGCACAAATATGTCTAACAAACTTGGACAAGTTGGTGGTGCATTCTATATGCCAAAAGCAACATTCCGTTCTGGCGAAAGAAACTTCCGCGTTACCGAATCTTTTAATAACACATATGATGCAGATTCAATTTCATTCTCCGACAAAACATACAATGCGACTGGACTAACAGTAAGCAAAACAACACTCGTTGATACTGTATTGAATGTTGATGTTGAAAGAAAAATTGTTGGTATACAAACTTCCGATAGACTAGTCGGTTCAGTAGCCGCTGGACAAGAATTATTATCAACATATCAAGTAGGAGGAACTGATCCTCTTGCCCAAACATTCTTTGTTGATCCTGTTGTGTATCCACAAGGTTTGTACTTAAGTAGTGTTGATTTATTCTTCAAAGCTAAAGATGATGGCAATTTGCCAGTGACGCTACAAATTCGTCCCACTGTAAATGGATTTCCATCTTCAGATTACTGGTATCCAGAATCCGTTGTCACCAAGTATCCTTCTCAAATCAACGTTTCAGAAACTCCGAGTGTTACTGATTCAACCACATCTACTAATTTTGAATTTAGTTTCCCAGTATATTTAAAACCTGGTCAATATGCGTTAATTGTTTTAGCTGATACTCAGGAATATATTGTTTGGGAAGCTGAAAAGGGTGGAACAACTACCAATAATGAATATGTGGATAAACAACCATATATGGGAACTTTGTATAAATCACAAAATACCGCAGAATGGACTCCGTTTATTAATGAAGACTTGATGTTTAAATTAAATCGTTGTGTTTTCGCAACGAATAGTACTGCGACATATTTCTTGAGAAATCAAGCATTATCAACTAGCACAAACTATGACAAATTAAGATTGATTACGAAACCAATTATACCAGATGCAAAAGTTACATCTTTGACACATAGCATCGCAACAACTACAATTTCGGGAACAAAAGAAACTTCATATAGAACATTGTCTTCAGGACAAACATATAGCTTCTCTAGTGATGATTTGTATCAAGTTGGATATCGCAGAAAGAAAATGTTTAATGCGAATGATTTTACATTGAAATTGGAAATGACTACAACAAGTGATGCAGTTTCACCAATATTTTCAATGGAAGCCGCTTCTGTAAATATATGGGAAAATTATATTGATAATGCAGAAATCAATTCCGAAGATTTTACAATTACTGCAACGGGCAGAGGATATAGCAACGCAAACGTAATTACAATTACAAGTTCATCTGGCACTGGAGCAAACGCTAATGTGCGGGTTGATGGTAATGGTAATGTTATTGGAATTTACGTAACATCATCAGGATCTGGATACCTAGATAATTTTACTATTTCATATCCAGATACTGGCAATTCATCTACAGTTACATCTAACGCAACTATTGAATTGAATAGTGAATATGATTCTTCTGGTGGTCCTTGTCTTGCTCGTTATATCACTAAGCCAGTTAAATTGGCTGATGGATATGACGCTGGTGATTTGCGAGTATTCCTTGGTGCGAACAAACCAGGGTCTTCAGAAGTTTCCGTATTCTATAAGATATTGTCGGATAGTGATGCAACACGATTTAAAGACAGACCTTATGAAAAAATGGTTTGTATTAATCCAACGGTGACAGCATCGCCAGATCCAGATACTTTCCGTGAATATGAATATCGCCCATCTGCTATAACAAATGCAGTCACTTATACTGGAACAAATGGTGTAACATACGATTCATTTAAGACTTTTGCTATCAAGATTGTCCTAACTTCAAGCGATCCAGCAATTGTTCCAAGCGTTAAAGACTTGCGTATTATCGCAACTCCAGCCGAGTAATCATGTTTGTGAAAGTTGAAGGTACCAATTTCATTAAAGATACTGGCACAAGCGCCCTGTTGATGACGGGGCGTAACGCTTTGATTGAAAATGAAGCAAGAAAAAAACTTGCTGATAGGATGAATGGTAAAAATACTGAGATAAATAACTTGAAGAATCAGGTAGAAGAATTATCTTCGGATATGAAGGAAATCAAGTCCCTACTAAACGCATTGCTGAAACAGAGTAAAGAATAATGGCACTCAATAATATTACAAGAACAAATACGATTGATGAATGGCGCATCCAGACCAATTTGGCAGCGAATGCACTTAATCAAATTGAGACCGGTAATTACAATAAAACCAGCGGAACATTTACCATTTCGTCAACTGGTGTATTGTCTATTACTTCACCAGGCACTTCACTATCAGTTGTAAACGGCGCTCTGTTTCAGAGTAATATTGCTGTTGGTAAAGATATTGTTTTAGGCTCCGAAGTTTCGGGTACAGGTAATCTTTCTATCGGTAATACTGTTTTCATTTATGGAGGTGGTGGTTCTGGTGTTGGCGAATCTCACACGGGTCTTTATGTTGCTAATAACATAATTGGTAACGGTAGTCTTGTTATTAAAAATAAGATTGTAACAAACAATATAACAGCAAACTCAAACGTAGTAGTTGTTGGTACAGCAAACGCAGGATTTCTAGGAGTAGTCAATAGTGGTTATGTAGGAACAACTTTAACTGTCGTTGGAAATACTGCTGTTGGTAACTTGACAACTGCTAATTCGGTTGTTGCTGATAATGGTAGATTCGCAAGTAATGTAACAGCATCACATTTCGTATCTATTGCTGGTTCTATTGTTGCTGATTCCGCTAGAATTACTGCGAATGCGACTGTCGCCCATGTGGAGGCTTCTGGATCCATTGTTGCAGACAACGCCAGAATTACTGCGAATATTACGGCTGCTCATTTAACCGCTAACGGTGGTGGTTCTGTTGTTGCTGATACAGCCAGATTTAATGCTAATACTTCTGTTGGTGAAGAACTAACAACAATTACTGTCAACGCAACAAACGCTAGATTCACCGCAAACGCAAACGCCGCTCATTTTACAGCAAATAATGGTGGTTCTGTTGTTGCTGATACAGCCAGATTTAATGCTAATACTTCTGTTGGTGAAGAACTAACAACGATTACAGTTAATGCCACAAACTCAAGAGTTTCTGGAAATGCAAATGCAGCCCATTTTACTACAACTTCAGGTTCAGTTGTTGCAGATAGTCTAAGAATAACAAGTGCAACGGCCTCTGCTAATATCAGTGGTAATGTTATTGCTGGAAACGTAAACACTCAAGGTATGGTGTATGCTGGTTCTCTAGTATCTGGTAAGACAGATGTGGGCGCATTAACGGTAACATCTTTAAGCACGGGTGGAGAGGCAACTGTTGGTGATTTAAATGTAACTGGTGATTTTGTATTATCTGGTAGCATTGTTTATGATGCTGACGTATTAACAATTAGCACTGCTTCACCAATAACAACCACTGGTGAAGCATACTTTGGTGTATTCAGAGGAAATGACAAGGGCGGTGTTTCTGGTGGCTCTGGTGGCGCATCAGCAAATGCTAATGCATATATTCGCTGGAGTTCATCCGCTAATAACTGGCAAATTCGTGATGTATTCAATTCAGATGCTACTTCAACATATTCTAAAATACTTACCGCAAATCTAATTACTACAAGTACTGCATCGGTAAGTAATGCAGACTTTGCATCTTCATGGTTAATGAAAAACTATGTTGACAATGCAAATACAAATCTAAAGAGTTATGTAGACACAAGTGCTATTCAAACAGCGGCTGCAAATGCTGGATTACTTGGTATCAATCTAAGCGCAAACATTGGTGCGGCTAGAATTGCTGATACAGCAAATTCTGGTTTAGGTGATATCATTGTAATGGGTCGTGCTAATGGTGCATTTGGCGTTGCTAATCTAGCATCAAATACATTTAATGGAACAAGTGGCTCAGCGGCACCAAGTAATGGTGTAATTTCATTTACAAGTACAAATGGTGTAACGCTAGTTGGTGGCGCAAATACAATTACGGTTAATACACCACAAGATGTAAGAACAACTGCAAGTCCAACATTTAGCGCATTGACATTAACCAACGCCCTTCCAGTTTCACAAGGAGGCACTGGCGCAACATCTCCGGGTGGTGCTTTAACAAATCTATTACCAGCCGGCGGTACATCAGGTTACGTTTTAGCAACAAGCGGTTCAGGAACTTATTATTGGGCTGCAGGCGGTACTGGCGGTGGAGGTAGTGCAACTCCCGGTACAACGATTACATCAACCAGAACAACACCAACAGTTAATGCATCACAAAGAATATTTGCAACACCCATCTATCAAACTGGTACTGGTCAACTAAGAGTTTTCATTAACGGAGTTAGACAGTTTGCTTCCGAGTATACTGAAGGCGCAAATAACTTGACGGGCGTGGCATCAGTATCATCAAATGGTTATTTCTCAACTTCATCCGCATCTTCAACCCTTGTCGTTAATGCGCCTCTAGCAATTACAGGAACACTAACAGGAACTGCAACAATTACAGGTTATGTTCCAGGCAAAATTTATTATATTAAAACAATTAATGTTAACTATTTCTCATTATCAGAAACTGTTGGCGGTGCGGCAATCACAACAACATCAGGCACAACAACTGGTCTTTCATTTACGACAGGTCACAATGTAACATTAACAACAGGTACAAGTTCTGGCGATGCAATTTTACTTGAAGTTGATGCGTATACGGTAAATCCATATTATGCAAATAACATAGCGTATACAGTAACTGGTGCAATTGATTCATCGGCAAATACTATTCAGTTGGCTATTGATAGTTTGGAATCAAGAAAGATTACAACAACGGCGGCCGAAGCAAACACAGGTTTAGGATTAATTATTGTTGGTTCAAGAGCCAATTCAGCGTTTGCTCAAGCTAATCTAGCATACGGTCAAGCAAATAATTCTTTCGGCTCATTTGGTCAAGCCAATCTAGCATTTGCTAAAGCCAATTCAGCCAGTGGTATAGCAGCCTCAGCATTTGGTCAAGCCAACTTAGCTTTTACTACAGCCAATTCAGCTAGTGGTGTTGCCGCATCTGCATTTGGTCAAGCCAATATAGCTTTTGCTACAGCCAATACTGCCAATAGTACATTGAATGCTAGTAATTTAACATCGGGTACTATACCAGCAGGAAGATTTCCCGCATTTACTGGCGATATAACAACTGTCGCAGGAGGTGTAGCGTCAACTCTAGCAACTGTAAATTCAACTACAGGTTCTATGGGTAGTGCCACTCATGTATCCAGATTTACTGTAAATGGAAAAGGATTAATCACATCGGCTAATAGCGTTGCAATTGCAATTTCTTCAAGTGCTGTTTCAGGATTAGCATCATCAGCAACAACTGATACAACTAATGCATCAAATATTAGTTCCGGCACATTAAATTCTGATAGATTGGCATACACATTCAATCAGGGTGTTGGAACAGGCTCCGCGACTAGATTCGCATCAGTGGCTGTTGGCTTACCGGCAACAACTGTTGGCTGGAGTATGGGCACAGGCGAAATTCGTGCGACTGGTGATATCACAGCTGGTTACTCAGATGATAAGCTAAAAACAAGATTGGGTAATATTGAAAATGCTCTTGATAAAGTTTCTGCTATTTCTGGATTCTTCTATGAACCAAATAAAACGGCACAAGATTTGGGATATGAAGTAAAAAGGGAAGTTGGTGTATCCGCACAAGAAGTTCAAGCAATTCTTCCTGAAGTTGTTGTTCCCGCACCGGTAGATAATCAATATCTGACTGTGCATTATGAGAAACTTATTCCTCTATTGATTGAAGCTATTAAAGAATTGAGAGTAGAAGTTGAAGAAATAAAAGGACAAATTAAATGACAACAAAAGTCACAGGCTCAGTTTTAGCGGATACCGCAGTAACTGCAGGAAATTATGGTGGAGCAACAACACTCCAAACCGTTAGTGTTGATGCACAGGGTAGAATTACATATGCCGCAAACTTAACTTCTGGTGTTATTACTGCTGGAACAATTGGACAAGCCGCAGATATTATTGTACCAACAATTCGGTACAACGCATTAGGTCAAATTGTAGCCGCAACAAACAATACAATTCGTATAGCCAATACCGTAGTTACTGGTGTTGTTCAATTAGCGGATTCTGTTTCTAATACAAGTACTACCGCAGCCGCTACAGCAAGCGCAGTAAAAGCCGCTTATGATGCCGCAGGAACAAATGCGGCATCAGCATTAACATCCGCACAAGCAAATACTGGCTCTGGATTAATTATTGTTGGTTCAAGAGCCAATTCAGCGTTTGCTCAAGCTAATCTAGCATACGGTCAAGCCAATACATCTTATGGTTCTTTTGATAAAGCCAATTCAGCTAGTGGTGTTGCCGCTTCCGCATTCGGTCAAGCTAACTTAGCATTTAATACGGCTAATTCAGCAAGTGGTGTTGCGGCTTCTTCATTCGGTCAAGCGAATCTAGCCTTCTCTACCGCAAATAGTGCATTTAATGCATCTAATCTATCATCTGGTACTTTGCCTTCCGCTAGATTATCGGGTTCATATACTGGAATAACTGCTGTTGGTGGAATAAACACTTCCCAAACAGGATCAGCTCCAATTTATGGTGTTAGGGCATGGGGAGCCTTTACTGCTTTAGGTGCTACTTTAGGTGCAGGAAATTTATCGTGTAGTCGCACAGGAGCAGGAGTTTATGTAATGACTTTTACAACTCCTATGCCTAATGCAAATTATGCGGTGTCTGCAATGGTTGATGGTACACCGGGAAATTTGCTTGGCATTGGTATATATACGACTGTAGCAAAAACTACTAGTGGATTTAGTCTTTGGGCAGTCACTGGTTCAACGGCATATGATTTGCCATTTAATGTAATTGTTGTTGGTTAAAAGGTAAAAGATGGCCGCATTTTCAGAAATCGTTATAGAGCAAGGCGCAACATTCAACACTACAATTAATGTTGAAGATACGGCTGGAGCCGCAATTAATCTTTACGGTTATACTGCAAACTCCATGATGCGTAAATCATACTATTCATCAAGTGCAACAACAATTACTTCCACAGTAACCGGCACAGCAAATGGTGAAGTAACTCTTTCCGTTTCTGCGACTAATACTGCAAGTTTGACACCAGGAAGATATGTGTATGATGTTATTATTACATCTCCAACATCCGTGGTAACAAGAGTTGTTGAAGGAATTGTGACGGTTCTACCTTCAGTTACGAGGTAATTATGGTTACAGCTAGAATCAATACTCCAGGAGTGATTGGTAAAGTTGCTGTTCGGCCAAATCAAAGAACAACAATTGCAGATCCAAAATTTACACCTAAGCCAAATGTCGGTTTAGTTGAATTATTTGATACTGCTATTGACCAAGCAGAAGAAGGCGACATTATTACATATGTCTCCAGTACAGGAAAATTTGAAAATCAGCAACTTGGAAATGTAAGTGTTCAAGTTCCTAGAATAAACGGTGGGTTTTTTTAACTTACCAAATTCATAAATAGAATAATAAGAAGATTCCACAACTAAGGAACAGTAATGGCAAATACAGTAATTCAACTAAAATATTCCAGCATAACCAATAAGCCTCCTACACTTAATGTAGCCGAACCAGCTTATTCTAATGTATCCAGTACCCTTTGGATTGATGATGGAACCGGTGTTGTAGCCATTGGTGGTAAAGCATACACCGATAAAATTGATGCCGCAGCCTCAGCCGCGACTGCTAACGTTCTTGTTAAGAGAGATACCACAGGTAATGCATCTTTCAATTACATTACAGCTAACATTGTCGGTAGTATTTTTGGTAATGCTACAAGTGCAGATAAGTGGTTTACTCCCAGAAATCTTGGTGTTGATGGTGACGCAACAGGTATTATTTCTGTTGATGGTACAGCAAACGCTAATATTCCATTAGTTCTTTCTAATTCTGGTGTGGCAGCCGGTAATTACGGTTCCGTAACACAAATTCCTACTTTTGCTGTAGATTCAAAAGGTCGTATCACATCAGCATCCAATGTATCAATTTCCACAACATTAAATATTGCTGGCGATTCAGGAACAGATGCTGTAGCACTTGCTACAGATACCATCACTTTTAAAGGTGGTGATGGTATTACTTCTGGTGTTGTAGCGGGAAATACAACAGTTATTCTTGATGTTGACACCACAGTTCTTCGTTCAAACACAGCCATTCTAAATCAGACAATTGATGGCAACATCACCATTACTGGTAACTTGATTGTTACTGGTAATACAACTACAGTTGATGTTACTACATTGAGTGTTGAAGACTCATTGATTGCTCTTGCTAGAAATAATATTACCGATGCAGTTGATATTGGTTTCTATGGTCACTACAATGATACTGCTAACAGACATGCTGGTATTATGCGTCATGCAGGTGATAAGCAATTCTACGTTTTTGATAATTATGACCAAGAGCCTACAGCAAACACAATTAATCCAGCAGATGCAAGTTTCCGTCTAGCAACATTAAATACCAATTTAACGGCTAATATTGCAAATGCTACAGTAGCTACAATTGGCACTCTAACATTAACAAATGATTTGACTGTACCTAATGGTGGTACAGGCGCCAGCTCATTTACGATTGGTAGCATTCTAGTTGGCGATGGAACAGACTCACTAAAAGTTCTGGCTAACACAGGTACAGCAGGAACTTATGGTTCAGCATCTAATACATTAATTGTTACTACAGATACATATGGTCGTGTATCAGCTATTACAAATAGCGCAATTCAAATTGATGCATCAAACATCGTATCCGGTAAACTAGCAATTGCAAGAGGCGGCACAAACAACGATACATATACAACTGGTGCCGCAGTATTCTATGATGGTACTGCAATCAAGACATTAGCAAATACTGGCACAGCAGGAACTTATGGTTCAGCATCTTATGTTCCAGTTGTTACAACTGATGACTTTGGTCGTGTTTCTGGTGTAAGCAATACAGCTATCAACATTGATACAAGCGCAGTTGTTTCTGGCACATTAGGTATTGCAAGAGGCGGCACAGGAGCTTCTTCGTTTACTGTTAAGGGTGTTATCATATCTGATGCATCTTCAACAACTGGAGCATTAGCTTCATTGACTTCACCAACCGAAGGTCATCTATTACAAATTAACTCTTCTGGAGCACCAACTTTTGCACACCTAAATGGTGGATCATTCTAAATTATAATGAAAGGATTTTATTATGGATGTGAGATTACAAAATGCTTATGTAGAAGTTTTGCTTGGCAATTTTATGGAAGTTGTCAAGCAGAATCTAATGTTTCAAGCGCAAATTGAAGTAAACAAAAGTAGTTTACAAGAAGCAGAAGATTCAGTAAGAAGATTAAAAGAAGTTTCTGATTCAAATACCCAACATCAAAATCAACTTGTTGAAAAAGATAGGCTGATAAATCAACTGACAACCGAAAGGGACAATTTAAAAAGTTCCTCAGGATCAAACGATTCTTTGAAGCAAGAAAAAGATAGATTGCAGAGTGCAGTCAACGACTACATGAGGCAACTAAAAGAAACACAGCAAGAGGTGTTAAAGGTCAAGAGTGAATCACAAAATGTTTTATTACAAAATAATAATCGGATTGAAGAACTCACTAAATATGTGACAAGATTGGAAGCAGTAGTTCCAGCAAACAAACTCAAAAGAGTTAAACTTGGTGAAGTGATTCAATCTGATACACCGGAGATTACAGTTGAAGAACCCGTTCTTCCAATAGGTGATGATATTGTAAAATCTGGCGGAACATTCTAAGATTCGGTAAATGGCAAACACACTAATTCAGTTAAAAAATTCAGGCGCTTCAGGTAATACACCAGGTTCATTAGCTCCTGGTGAATTGGCTATTAACTATGCTGATGGTAAACTGTATTATGGAAACGCATTAAATAATCCAATTTTATTTGATGTAATAACTGAACCAGCTGGATTAAATCAAGAAATTCAATTTAATGATGCTGGTGTATTTGGTTCCTCAGCAAACCTAAAATTCGATTCTTCTACAAAAACTTTAACTACCGATAAAATTGTTTCGGCTAATGTTGAAGTTACATCAAACTTAGTTGCAGAAAATGTAATCGCACATACCGCATTGTATGTTGGCATTGCAGACATTTCTCACACGCCTCTTGCAAACTCATTAGGATATTTTACAGGAAATTCTTCTTCATACATTCAAGTAAACGTTGAGAATATTGATCCTGCCGGTTCTGCTGATTGGGTTGCTACTGCTGACGTTGGTAGTGATGCAACTTTTTATACCGATTTGGGTATCCAAAATTCAGGCAGTTCAGACGGAACAATTAAAGCATTAGATGGATATTTGTTAGTACAAGGTAACACCGGTCAGATTGGTGGTAATCTTGTAATTGGTACAATATCAGGAACACCGGGTCAAGAAATTCGTGTAGTTGTTGATGGTAATGAAGATGCTAATGTAGTCTTAAAAATTAATTCATCTGGTTTGCAGATGCTTAGGGGTGATATCACAAGTAATATCACCACCAGAATTAGCAACGTTTCAAACTCAGCATTCGCACAAGCAAATCTAGCATACAATGCGGCCAACTCAGCAGTAACAACAGGACAAGCCAACGTTGGCGCTGGATTAATTGTTGTTACAGAAAGAACAAATTCAGCATTTGGTCAAGCCAACTTAGCATATGATGCCGCCAACGCCGCAAATAGTTTAGCCCAAGCCGCATACAATTATGCTAATACAATCATCACAGGTGGTTCTTCTGGAGACTATTTTCCAACCGCATCCTATGGTTTTGTTTCCCAAAGCATGATTGCTCTAGTTTCGGATGATACATTCATACAGGGAGAATTGATTGGACCAATTTATGATTGTTCAGATAATCCAATAACACCCGAAGGCTTTTATTTAGAAAAAGACCTTGGCTATTTAACCTAACATAAATAGATTGATAATTTAAGGATATTAAATGCCAACGCAATTACAGTTAAGAAGAGGAAATACAGCCCAAACTGCGACATTTACAGGAGCAGTGGCTGAGATTACCGTTGACACAGATAAGAAAACAGTTGTTGTTCACGATGGAACAACCGCTGGTGGTTTTGCTCTTGCTTTAGAATCAGCACAGTTAGACCAATTTGCATTCACAAAAGCAAACTTAGCGTTTGATAGAGCAAACTCATCGTTTGCACAAGCTAACTTAGCCTATGATTTAGCAAATACAAAATTCAATTCTGCTGGTGGTACAATTTCTGGTAATGTAATTGTAACTGGTAATATAACTCCAACAACAGATAATGTTTACAGTTTAGGTTCAGCGGGAAATCGTTGGAAAGATTTGTATGTTGGACCAGGTTCAATTAACATTGATGGTATTGTTATTGGAAATAATGGCGGTCAGATTGTAATCTCTGGTGCATCTGATTTTGTTTTCCAATCTACAACAGGTGCACCTTCTGTATCATCATCGGCTACTGCTAACATTGCACTTAACGCATTCAATCAGGCTAACTTAGCATTCAATCAAGCAAACACTTCTTACGGTTCTTTTGCACAAGCCAACTTAGCATATGACCAAGCCAATTCTAGTTTTGGTGTTGCTGTGTCCGCATTCGCTCAAGCAAACTTAGCATTTACAGCCGCTAATAATGCAGTTGATACATGGGTTAGAAATCAAGCTAATGCCGCATATGATGCCGCAAATAGCGCAGTAACAACAGGGCAAGCAAACGTAGGTGCTGGACTTATCACAGTCACATCGGCATATCAAGCTAACGTTGGTGCTGGTAGAATTGCAGATGTTGCATCTGGTCAAGCTAATGTTGGCGCAAGTGTAATTACATTAACAAATAATATTGGTAACGCATTTAATCAGGCTAATCTTGCTTTTAATGCCGCCAACAATGCCGTAGATACTTGGGTCAGAAATCAAGCCAACTCTGCATATGATAGAGCAAACTCATCGTTTGCACAAGCTAACTTAGCATACAATACAGCCAATGCCGCACTACCAAAACTTGGCGGCACAATTACTGGCGACTTGACAGTTTCTGGTAACTTATTGATTACTGGCAATACAACAACACTTAATGTATCATCCATAAAAGTTACTGACACAATAATTCAGTTGGGTACAGATAACCAAACTGATTTATTGGATATCGGTTTCATTGGTCATTACGCAAATACACCAAATAATCATACGGGTTTGATTCGTAAGTTTACTGATGGTAAATATTATTTGTTTGATAGTTACACACCAGGTGTTGAACCAACAAATATTATTGATATTGCAAACACAAGAGTTGCAACACTAAGCGCAAATCTAGTTACGAATGTAATTACATTGCGTGGTCTTGATCCATTAAATTACTCAAATACAATTTACACTAATGCACAAGCGAATACTGGTGCAGGATTATTATCTTATCAAACAACATCACAAGCTAACGTTGGTGCAGGATTAATTACTGTAACATCAGCATATCAAGCAAACGTAGGTGTTGAAGTAGCCGCAAGACAAGCTAACGTAGGTGCTGGATTAATTAGTACAAAGGCTGCATATGAAGCAAACGTTGGTGTAGCGATTGCAACTGGTCAAGCTAACGTTGGGGCAGGATTAATTACTGTAACATCAGCATATCAAGCAAACGTTGGTGCAGGATTAATTACTAAAGTTGCAAAATCTGGCGATGTAATGACTGGTGCTTTGTCTACCAGCGGTGCATTGATTGGCGCAAGTTTAACATCAAATACAATAGCAACAATTAATACGAATGCTATTTACGAATCTACTGCTGTAACAACCGCAGCCGCTACCCAATTTACATTAGATTCATTCTCAACAACTGCATATCGTTCAGCTAAATATCTCGTTCAGATTTCTAGTGGTTCATCATATGAGTTACTAGAAATGACTTTGATCCATGATGGAACAACTGTGTATTTGTCCCAGTACGGTAACATTAAAACTGGTGCGACATTGGGCGTATTTGATGCTACAATTTCAACTGGCACTTTAAGTTTGTTAGCTACACCAAACAATGCAGTAACTACATTTAAGACAGCAATAACTCTGATACCGGTATAAAATTTATCAACAAAGGGATAGTGAACTTTGGCATCTAATCAAGACTTCATTGTAAAGAATGGTTTAACCATTGGATCATCGCAAGTGATTGCGGCTAATGGTCGTTGGGTTGGAGCCAATACAGGATTATTTGGTCCTCAAGGACCACAGGGCGCCCAAGGCGCACAGGGAACACAAGGCGCACAAGGACCAGCCGGTCCCACTGGACCTCAAGGAGCACAAGGCGCACAAGGAAGTGCTGGACCCACAGGACCGCAGGGTGCTCAAGGCGCTCAAGGTGTTACTGGAGGAACAGGACCAACGGGACCTCAAGGAGCACAAGGTCCAACTGGAGCAACAGGACCACAAGGCGCACAGGGAACACAAGGACCCACTGGACCACCAGGAGGAACTGGTGCTCAAGGTCCTACTGGCGCAACAGGACCAACTGGACCGCAAGGAGCAACAGGAACTGCCGCATCAATATCTTTAGGTCCAACAACTACTGGGCCAGCGGGTGGAACTTCTGCGGTCACTAATAGCGGAACTAGTGCGGCGGCAGTTTTTAATTTTACTATTCCTAGAGGTCCACAAGGACCCACTGGCGCAACAGGACCGACTGGACCGCAAGGAGCACAGGGTGCTCAAGGCGCACAGGGCGCCCAAGGAGCAACAGGTCTATTAGCAAGTAATTCAGTAACATATGGCGGTTATGGCGCTTCAGCGATTAAAAATTCTTACTATGGTATTTTGATGGGAACAACAACATCCCATCTAAATTATATGGCTGACGGATCTGGTAATGGTGGAATTTATCGTGAAAGTAGTGGTGTTTGGCCGATTTATTATAATGTAACAAATAATTCTGTTGGTATTGGTGGTTCAACTACACTATCGGGTTATGCGGAATATGTTAATGGTATAGGAATTGCAAGTAGTAGTTACCGAGCACCTCTTTTTTACGACTCAGACAACACCGGATATTACACAGATCCAGCTAGCACTTCTAATATTAACAATCTTACAATTAATGGTACAGTAAGTGGCGTTCCCAGAAGGGCTGCTACATATTGCAGATGGAATACAAGCACAGCTACAGTATCGGCTGGCAGTTTTAATGTAACTTCAGTAAGTGTTCCTAGCACAGGTCAACAAACAATAAATTTTTCATCTAGTTTAGGAACTACTAATTATTCATATTCATTATCTACAGTTGTATCTGGAAGCGGTTTTAATTCATTTGTTATTGGTGTTGAAAATGTTGCAGATATTACCGCAACATCAATTTATTGTAGAACATTACTTCATTATTCTTTTACTTGGGGAAATCCAACAAACAATACCTTTGTAGCATTTTTGTGAGATATTAATATGATTGAAAATAAATTAATTTTACATCCAAATCCAGAAACTGGTAATATTGTTATTTGTATACCTGTTCCCGATTGTGGTTTAACGATAGAACAAATTGCCGCTAAAGATGTTCCTTATGGGCAACCATATTTAATCATTGATAGAGAAGATTTACCAATTAGAGATACTACTTTTATGGCAGCTTTAGAGGGAGATTTTTCACAACCTCATGGTGAAGGTCAAAATTGGGGAACAGGATCAATGTATGATGTTGTTGGTTGGAATAATGATGGCACTCCTAAGATTCAATCTAAAGGATAAAATATATGATTACACTTAATATGAATAAAGTAAAAGATATCTCTCACGAAATAAGAAGAAAAGCAAGAGAGATAGAATTTGAGCCTCTTGATGCAATTATAGCAAAACAAATTCCTGGACAGAACATTTCTAAAATTGAAGAATCACGCCAGGCTATTAGAGATAAGTATTCACAAATACAAAATGATATTGATTCTGCAAATAATATCAATCAAATATACAGTATCATTGATAATTTAAAATAAAAACTAAATGGCATCTAATCAAGACTTTATTGTAAAAAATGGATTGACTATTGGTTCTAGTCAAGTGATTGCGGCCAATGGTCGTTGGGTAGGTGCTAACACAGGACTTATTGGTCCTCAAGGAACACAAGGCGCACAGGGTGCTCAAGGCGCAACAGGTCCCCAAGGAGCACAGGGAGCGACAGGCGGCACTGGTCCCACTGGTCCCCAAGGTGCTCAAGGTGCAACTGGTGGAACTGGTCCCACTGGACCACAAGGAGCACAAGGAGCACAAGGGCCAGCAGGACCAACTGGTCCGCAAGGCGCACAAGGAACACAGGGCGCACAAGGAAGTGCTGGACCTCCTGGTCCTACTGGAGCACAGGGACCAACTGGTGCTCAAGGTCCTACTGGCGCAACAGGACCAACTGGCGCTCAAGGCGCACAAGGCGCACAAGGACCTGCAGGACCAACAGGACCATCTGGAGCAACAGTTGATGGCACAAACCGAACACTAAACACATTGGGGTTCAGTGGTGTAAGTGGAAATTCTGGGAATGCACCATCAAGTTATCCATACTCATTACATCAAAAAGCTGGCGCTTGGACTTCTCCATATCCAGATTTGTCCATTAATTATCATGTGGGCATTTCTATGGGAGCTAATCCAACTTATGAGGGTGTTTCTTTTTGGGATGATTACTCACACAACACATTAGTTTTTAGAATTAATGGCTCCAGCAATTATTCATACAAATACTATTGGCAATATACAAATGCAAGTGGTTATTATTCAGATACGAATAACTGGCATATTCAACCAAATGATTTAAGTACATATGGTGGTACTGCACTACGCGGAACAAGAAATGGTTGGCGCGGTATTCATTTTTATGATGGTGGTAATACACCTCATTTAATGTTTGATGGTTCTGCAAATGGCGGAATTTATTATGAAAGTGGTGGTAGATGGGCTTCTTATTACAGCTACTCAAATAATTGTTGGGGATTTGGAACTTCAACAACAGCATCAGGGTATTCAGTATATGCAAATGCATCAATTTATGCAACAGGAAATGTTGTTGCAGCCTCAGACGCAAGACTAAAAGAAAATATTTTACCTATAAAAAATGCATTAGAAAAAACATACAATCTTCGCGGCGTTTACTATAACATGATTGCAGATGAAAAGAAGAATCAAAAAGTTGGACTAATTGCTCAAGAAGCTATAGAACATTTACCTCAAGTTGTTATGTATGATGATGAAAATGACCAATACGGAATTGATTATGGAAATATTACTGCACTTTTGATTGAAGCAATCAAAGAGCTAAAAGATGAAATTGAAGAATTAAAAAAGGAGAAAGCATAATGGCTTTAATCAGAGATTATGAATTACCAGGAACTGGTGTAACTGTTGCTAATGCATACCATGTAGTGACAAAGGTTGATGTGGAAAAAAGAACACAAGATATTCCTGCGCCTCCAGATCCAACAAGACCCGGTGGTTTTACTGTTGGGCATCAAGAAGTTGGTAAAGAACTTTTTTGGAAAGCAGGATATGTTGGAACTATTTCCATTACAATATGGAAAGACGCACAATCAAGAAATGACGGATTACAACCATTAGGATTTTTAGGTATGCATCCCTCTGATAATAAGTATGGTGCAAAATTATCGCAAGATGTAAAAAACCATCAACCTAGATTTTTCATTGATGTGGAATCGGAAGATAATTATGTCACGCAAGCGTATGCGTATCTAAAAACAACAGAGTACTATTCAAACTCAACAGAAGTTTAATCCTAAATGGCATCTAATCAAGACTTCATCGTAAAGAATGGCCTAACAATAGGTAGTTCTCAAGTAATTGCGGCTAATGGTCGGTGGGTTGGTGTCAGCACAGGATTAATTGGTCCCACTGGTCCTGCTGGTCCCGCTGGTCCACAAGGCGCACAGGGACCGACTGGTGCTCAAGGGCCCGCTGGACCAACTGGCGCACAGGGACCAACTGGCGGTACTGGTCCCACTGGTCCACAGGGCGCTCAAGGACCAGCGGGCGGTACTGGTCCCACTGGACCACAAGGAGCACAGGGGGCACAAGGAAGTGCTGGACCAACAGGACTTGGTTATTCAGGACTAACATCAACAACTTCTCTTGCAATTGGTACTGGAGCAAAAACATTTACTGTTAATCAATCTCAAGGCACCAATGCGTTTGTTGTTGGAGAGTATGTTCGTGCTTTTGGCGCAACTACGACCAATTTTATGGCTGGAAGAATCACAACTTATACAACAACATCACTTACGATTACTGTTGATTATGTTGGTGGAAGCGGCACATTTGCTAGTTGGACAATTACTGCTACTGGATCAATAGGTCCACAGGGAGCACAAGGCGCTACAGGACCGCAAGGCGCACAAGGCGCTCAGGGACCAACTGGTGCTCAAGGTGCTACGGGACCGACCGGACCAACAGGACCGTCTGGTGCAACAATCTTAGGATCAAGCAATACATGGACTGGACAAAACTATTTTCAATCAAATCTAGGAGGAACTTCTGGAAGTATAACTAGTCCACCTTTACAAGCATACTCAACTGGTAATAACTCTGCTTTTATGTCTTTTCACAAAAGTGCAGTATATGCTGTCAACTTTGGATTAGACTCCGACAACGTATTGCGTATCGGTGGTTGGTCAGCGTCAGCTAATCGTTGGCAACTTGATATGTCTGGCAACATGACTGTTGCTGGTAACGTAACAGCATCTTCTGATATCAAGTTGAAAGAGAATATAAAAGTTATTACCGATGCATTGAATAAAATTAAACAAATTCGCGGTGTTACATTTACTAGAAACGACCATGATGATAAAATTAAACTTCATGCGGGTGTAATTGCACAAGAAGTAGAGGCTGTTTTGCCGGAAGTTGTCTCGGAAGATAATTCAGGAACAAAAAATGTAGCATACGGAAATATGGTTGCTTTACTAATTGAAGCAATCAAAGAACAACAAATACAAATTGAAGAATTAAGAGAGATTATTAATGGCCAGTAATCAAGACTTCATCGTAAAGAATGTTCTAATAAAAACTAAATAAATCATTGACCTGCCAACATTTTAGGAGAAAATAATGGCTATTACATATACCTGGAAAGTCACCAGTCTAAAAACTAAGAATGAAGGTTCCAATCAAAATGCGGTTGTGCAAACATACTGGCAAAAGATTGGTACTGATGAAAATGGAAACATAGGAACATTTTCTGGCGCAACACCATTCACATCAACAACTATGCCAGAAGGAAATGCGTTTGTACCATTTGAAGAACTAACTGAAGAAGTTGTGCTTGAATGGATTAAAGACATTGTTGTTGGGTCTTATGAGCAACACGTTAATGGAAAAATTCAACAGCAAATTGACGAACATGTTAATCCTGTTTCCGAAGCACAAATGCCATGGGCACCAGCATCTAATACAGCACCAACAATGCCGTGATATATATTAGATAGTTTATTAATTCATTATAAGGAGTTTGACATGAATGATATGATGCAACAGCCACAACAAGAAGAACAACAAGTTACACTAACTGTTAAAACAAGTTGGTTAAACATAATTATAGCTGGACTGGAAGAAATTCCACACAAGTTTAGTAGACCAGTTATTGATTCTGTTTCTCAACAAGCAAGAACGCAGTTGGAAAATAGACCACAAGGACCATTGTCAACTAAAGTAATTAATTAATTATGAACGGCGAATGGGCCTACTTTAAAAGTAGATTTACTAAAGAGCAATGTGATTTCATTTTGGAAGAAGGACTAAAGTTACCTTCCAAAAAAGCATCTATGGGTGTTTCAGATGAAATATTTGATGATGATTACCGAAGAAGTGAGATTCGGTTTATTCATCAAGAACCCAAATTCCAATTTCTCTTTGATGAGATTT